TTGGTGTGGACCTAACTGGACTCAAGGAAAGAGTCAACCTGCCAATGCTGTTGGTGTTGATTTTAGCGCCCCTTGTAAGGATGCGCTTGATTGCGCTTGTCGTTCACATGATCGAGACTGCGCAAATAGTCTCGGTTGCAGTGCGAAAGGTGATCGAAAATTGGTTGCGGCGGCATTGAAGTATGCAGCGAACCCAATTAATCGATTGTTTCGACCTCAAACAGTATTGAAAGCAGAAGCAGTGGCTGTTGGAATTTCCGCTGCATCATTAACTAGGAAGCGATAACATGGCCGAAGTAACACTAACCCTTGAAGAATACGAAGCATTGCGAGAAATGGCAATGGGATCAACATCGATAACTGCAGCTGCTCCTGAAGAGGTTAAGAAACCGCGTAAGGTATCAGCGTATTCTAAGAAGTTTGGTAAGTTATTCAAACAGGTTTCTCATAAATACAAACTGAAGAACGGAAAATGGAAAGTGAACGGTTTCAGAAGCGCGGTTAGAGCTGCGCACAAACTTGCAAAGAAGTGATTCTATGACTAATCCAATAGTTGTAGCTCTTCTGAGTATTCTAAAAGAGTTGAAAGGACTTCGAAAGGATCTCAAGAAGTAAGTAATTAATCAACATGAACTTCTTCATGATCCCACTTTGCAGATTTTACATTATCTCCAGTGTAATACAAAGTAATTGTTCTGAAGCATTCACATGTCGAACAGATTTCTAGAATCTCAACTGAGTTTTGAACTTTAAAATTTCCTAATTCTTTGTAAGTATCTCGGTGTAGACAGTCTTCGACAAAACATCGAAGGCATTTTTCAGAAGTTTTCATTTCATCATGAAAAGATTCGCAACCACAATAAGCGCAAAGTGTATCAAAACTCATTCAAAATCCCTCAAGGTTGTTTGCTTCTGAACTTCTTTCATTGCCTTATCGATTAATTCTTCGATTGATCCTTGGTAATTCTCATCCATATCTATCGACTTTTCAATAATTGTAGCTGCAAAGATGCTTGCGACCTTCGCCCACTTGATACGGCGCATGGTTTCTGTAGCTAAATCCTCGCCATTCTCGTAGCTTCTGAGGGCAATCCTCACCCATTGGCTAAAGTTACCCATTCTTTGTGCAATCTTTGCCGTCTTTTCATCTAAACTTACCATCTTTTGAACCTTCATTTTATACCCGCTCATGCCATTCCAAGCAGCCTGCCGGTATATACCTACCTACCACTATAATGGGAACCTAGAATAGGGGGGGCTAGACATAGGGGTGGGTGGGGAGGGGATGGGGGTTAGATGCCTTTGAGATAGGGAAGATTTAATCCGGGTGTATGAAAAAGGTACACTTATTACACTGGGTTTACTTTATACACCGAGGATTGATGGGGGTGTTATGCCTAAGGGTCTAAAACCAACATCCAGCCTAATTGCTATTTCAGCAGAAGTTTTTGAAAGTGCAGCTAATACCTTCACTTCTCAAACAGTCGATCTCCAACTTAATCCACTTGACCAAGAAGTTTTCGTGGTCTATGGAGTTGACATCGATTGCCTTGATCCACAATTAGTACCGGGTGTCGACACAGTTCTGAAGGCAAGTGTATCGACAACACGACGTACAGATGTAGGTTCACTTGGCGAAACCAATGTTGTCGCTATTAACCGTATCACAATTCAAGATAATGGTGTTACAGCAGTACGCTCTCAATTCTCCAGCGACTCCGCCCCTTCAACTCAACTTGAATACATAGCAATTATCGCAACTAATGATTTCTTCTTAAACATCGAAGGAACCAACAATCTTTCTGGTCGTTCAGCAACAGCTCGTTTATACGGCGCAAGAATGACTGCATCAGCTTCAATATATGCAGCATTGGTTCAGTCAGAGATCTTGAGCCAATGAGGGATTTAATTGGTTAAGATCCACGGGGATTGGTGTGGACCTAACTGGACTCAAGGAAAGAGTCAACCTGCCAATGCTGTTGGTGTTGATTTTAGCGCCCCTTGTAAGGATGCGCTTGATTGCGCTTGTCGTTCACATGATCGAGACTGCGCAAAT